ATGGTCTAGGCAGTATGCTCTAACGCCTTTCTTGGCCCCTAGTAATTTTAAAACCTATGATGAACTCAAAGAGAAACTGAATAGGGTAATTACGGGAACGAGAAGTACCGGAAACGTTGAAAATGCTGAACTCCCTCCAGTAAAATCAAACGGTTCGGTAAAAAGTAATGGTAAAACTACTCAATCTGCTATTGATGATGACGATACGTTGTCTTACTTTAGTAAACTAGCGGATGATGAGTAGAATCTCTCTCTACTAATACTTTGATGGTGGCCAGAAACGGCCACCATTTAAATAGGTATAGAATTTAAATTAATAAAAGAACGATCAATATTATTAGGCGACATTACCATAGATTGAGTAGTATTATTATTTGTTACTATCTGTGATGTAGGTGCTACAACATTTGTTGAAGGTTTAATAGTTTCTTCTTTCGCCGCTGCTAATTCAGTACTCATTTTATTTACATTAATATCTTTTGGTATAGGTTGTATTGCAGGTTTAGGTAATAGACCAGATTTTTCAGCACCTTTTGTTTGCACATATAAATTTTTATCTTCAGGAGATAAACCATCAAATTCTTCTTTTGATAAATCTTTAACTTGACCTTTTGTATCTAAAAACTTTTCAGCTTCACCACCTTTTACTGATTTTATTTGTGTTTCGCCTGGTTGTTTAGCATCTTGTTGCAACATTTTATTTTGGTTTTCATCAGCAGAAGGCAATCCTTCTTCTTTTTTCTTATCACCAAAACCAAAGAAACTTTTTACTTTATTAACTACATCCACAATACCTCTATATAATCTATACAGAGCATATATTATAATACCAATAACAGCACCTATTAATAAACCTTTTCCTAAACCTAAAGCAAATTTACCAACGGCCAATGCACCTGCACCTAAACTTCTGCCTAAACCTGCTATTGTAGAAGGCATATTTTTAAATGATCCTACTATTGATTTACCTATAAACTTTAATTCACCACCAAAAGATTTAACTTGTTCAATAGCTGCACCAAAAGTATCTGATAGAAAACCTCTTGGCATACCTTGGCCAGGTTGTATATTAGCCTTTTCTTTTCTTTCTTGTAACTTTAATTGATCTTTTGTTAAATTTTCTTGTTCAGCTAAAAATCTTTCTTCTCTATCTAAATTTCTTGTTTCTATTTTTTTAATGTCTTTTAATTCACGTTGTAATTCTTTTTCTCTTTCTTTTAATAATCTTTCTTCTTTTCTTATTTCATTTAATTCTTGTTTTTCTTGTTCTTTTGTTCTTATTTCTAACTTATAATTTTTTTCATTAATATAGGTATTAATACCTCTTTCTCTTAATATTTCTCTTTCTTTTTTTAATTCATCAACTTTTTCAGTATGTATTCTTTGAGTTTCTGCTTTATCTTCTTTTCTCATTCTGTTCATATCATATAATTTTTGCACAGCAGAACCAATTTCTTTACTATACTTACTTAAATCTACACCTAGCCTTGATTGTAACCTATCAATTAAATTAAATGCTCTTTCTTGGTCATCTTCTTTCCTAGATAACATTAAATCATTAATTTGTTGTATTTGAGAGTTGATAGGTAAAAAACTTTTTGCAGTTGATAGAGAGATTTGATTTACACGACTAACAATAGTAGTAGCTAATGCTTGTAATGATTTAGCTATCTCTTGTGATGTTACAGGTTTACCTTGTTGTTCGCCAATAGATTTTATAGAAGATACAGTTTCTACTTTACCTTTTCCCATCATTTGCTCAGGTGTAACACCTAGAGCTAATACGTCTGAATCGTCTATAAAATCTTTTGCCATTTATTAACCTATTTGGTCGTCTATTTTAAATTTTTGTTGTGTTGTTGTTTGTACTGTTTGTGCTATTATTTTCTTATCTTCTATTTTTTCTTGTGTTCTACCATAAGAAGTAATACCTAATACAGCACCCATAGCAATATGAAAGAAACCAGCACCAACTAATGTAATTGGTTGCCATTGTCTAAAGGCATCATTAACTGCTTGTTCTTCCCAAAATTGAACTACTGTAAACATTATTGGAAATAATATAAAATCACATATACAAACTGCTAGATATAACCAACCCATAGCAGGTCGCCAGTTACTTTTCCAAGGTGAATCTTTACCATTTTCTGTACTCATTGACTGTCCCTTCTTTTTCTCTCGTTTTCTTCTTTAATATAATTAACTAATAATGATATGTATATATCACGTTCCCACGGCAACATATTTTCTAATTCACTTAATGAATATTTATGATGTTGCATTAACGCAAAATTAGTTTCAAAGTATGCCTCTAGCGTGTTGTGGGCGAGGCTAATCCGAAAAAATCTGCGATACCTGTTAACACTATTTTATTCTTTACATTCGTATTAGGATTTGTAATTTCAATTTCGTGTTTCAATTTAGGCATAGTATCAAAAAATGACTTAATTTTAGTAAAAGAATCTTGAGGTAAACTTTCAATAAATTCTTTTAACTCTTGTTTTGAACTATCTTTTGCAGGATATATTTTATCTCCTTCAAATACGTGGTCAATACAATCAATTAAAATTGTAAAAACTTTATCTATTTCAAAACTATCTAAACCTTTACCCACATCATAATTTTTTAATGTAGGATATTTTAATACTAATCCTAGATTTCTTTGTGAATCTAAAATTATTCTATTTGTATGTTCATCATCAACCTGAACTTCAACTTTAGTTAAATCTACTTCTGTTTCAACATAAGTTTTGCCATCATCAGGACATATTGTTCTGAATTTGGTAATTTCTGATACTGATTTAGCTCTGATTTGTAAAAATATATATTCAACATCAAAAATAGGTAAACGATCAACATTTAATACGTCAAATGTACAAGCTTTAACAACTTCTTTTAAAGCATTCACCATTTCTTTATTTTCACCTGTTTCTAATGCTATATACAATACTTTTTCTTCTTTCACAAGAAAAGGTCTATACTTGATTTTCTTATCTTCTGATGGTAATGTCAACTCATATGTTGGCACATCAACTCTAGGCAACGCCATAATTATCTCCTTATATTATAAATTAAGTGGTGGGAAATTGCCAAATGGAGGAAATACTCTACCACCTGTAATACCACCGATTGGTATACGTCTTTTTAGTCCTTGTAATACATCAACACCAGCACGTCTTAATTCTGGTGGTAACTTATTTAATATACCGCCAAAAGCACCGAAACCACTTTTAACAGTAACATCTCTAAAGTTAGGCGAACCTAACTCAATATTGCCTGATCTTTCTAGGAAATAATTAATCCAATATCTAAATGTAAATGTAACTTCAAATGTTTGAATTGCATTATTTTCATAACTATATTGAACTGGCCCTATTGTTTTTGGAAAACACTCAAATAATTTAACAGCGTAAGTAATATCATCTCTTTCATTACGACTTGCAAATTGTCCTAATTGAAATATGTTTATATCAGATACGTAATTATCATAAAAATTATAATTTTGTGATTGTAAACTAAAAACGGCAGATTGCCAAGTTTCAAAATAAGAACGCTCTCTTAAAAACTTATCACAATAAAATGTTGCAGTAATATCAGCAGATTTATAATCAAATGCTAACTTATATGCTGGGCCGTGGTGTCTTATTTCTTTAGTTTCAATTGTTCTTTCTGGCATAGCAATAGCACTACAAAATGCTTGAACTCTACGACCATTTGCTTTATGTAAAGAAATCATTTCGCCTTGATCTCTAAACGTAGTTAATTCTTCTTGTCCTGCTGTAGAAAGGTTTATATCTCTTATTGATATATCGCCATCAGCATTTTTACCATTTACATTAGTTGCAGTAATAGGGTTTGCTGTACTGCCTGAACTTCTAGGTAAATTAAACTCAACATAAAATCTTGCTTTACGAGCAAATCCTTCTGCTTCATTAACATATGATTGAAAACGACCTATTGTAGTTTCTGGATTGCCACCTGCTTTTTGTCTAAAACGTGGGTCACTTTCAACATTATCTAAAGAACGATCACGTGGTAAACCTAATCTAACGTCAAAACCACCAATACGAACTCCGCCTCTAAGTATTGCCATTTAAATAAAACTCCTTGAAGCTGCATAAACACTAGCAGCAGGTCTTTTTTGAAATTGCTGAACTGGTAAATAACAAGCAATAGCGGCCTGTTGTAAATCTATTCTTAAAAAACTTGATCTCACGTGTTTATATAAGTACTTTTTAATTGTTGCTTTTGCAAGTGGTATATTTTTAACTCTACTCCAACTAACATCAAATCTTGCTACATCTAATTTAGGACTTGTTGCGTATCTTTGCATATTTTCTAATAACCTTAATCTTAAACCTGGCGATAGATAGTGAAAGTTTAAACCACTAAAACCACCTTTAATACTTTCTAATGGCAATACAAGTGGAAACGTATCGTAATATGGTAAAGTTTCTTTATACTTTGGATCATAAAAGAATAAATTTAATAAACCAATATTAGGTCTAGCAGTTAATCTGCCTTGTGCCATTAATTTTTGTGCAGTTATTTTTTGACCAATTGATGATATTGCGTTTTTATACCAAGTCGCCGACTTAGTAGTATCGCCTTGTTTATCAACTAGGGTATCTAATATACTTGCCATTTACTATATTTATGTTCAATTATAGACACCTATATCTTTTTCAGTAAAGATTTTGAACTCTAAATCGTTGCCCTCGCAGTACACTTTAGCGGCTTGCCATTTAGCTTGGTTCTTTATATATTCTAATTGTTCACGCATAAAAGCACGACCTTGTTTCTTTGGTTTCTTTGGTGGAAAACATTGGCGATATGGTTTGATTTCAACCATATATTTTTTACCTGTTTTTAATTTAAATATAAAATCAGGATAATATCTATGAATACGATAATCAATAGGTGAACGATAGATTATTGGTATTTCTTCACTTGCCCAAAATTCAACAGCATCATTTTTATCCAAATAAACCATCATACGTCTTTCTAATAATGAACGATACACTATTCTATTTGGGTCACCAGCGTATTTTTTAGGGTGTGTAGGTTTGTATATTCCTTTGTAACTTGCTCTCATTTCATATATAAATATTACTATTAATCACAAAGGTATTTATCGTGTTAGGAAAAGTAGCAAGTATTGTTCAAAAAAATTTAAGTAATCTACAAGGTGTTGGTGGCGGTATAACAGGTTTAGCTGCAGGTTTAGGTGGCAGTCTATTTGATAAAGCAAAAAACAGTATTCAAACAAATGCCGCAGCAGCAAAAATTCTTAACAAATCTCCATTAGAATTAGGCGATGTTAGTCCTAATGCTCATATGAAACAAAATCCATATGAATATGGTACAGTATATTATCCTGATAACGTACAAAATTTAGGTACTGGCCATTATATGATTATTGATATACTTGAAACAACCACAGCAACAGAAGCAATTACACAAGCAGTTTTAAAAGGTGTCAAAGCAGGTGCAAATAAACTTGGCGATGATGTTTTAGCCGCTCAGGCATCAAGTGCAATAAAAGGTCCAAGTAGAAGTGCTAATTTATTAAATGGTAATAGTAGAATTACAAATCAATCATCAGGTATAAATGCTGGTATGTTTGGTTCAAGGCACACACGTGTTGCTGACACAGTTATTTTATACACACCACCAGGATTAAAAACTACTTACACAGTCAATCACGCAGGTGTAGAAACAGGAATGTTAGGTGATTTATTAGGTATAGGCAGTCCTGCTGATGCTTTTGCTAGAAGTGCAGAAATAGCTATGAAGATTGGTGCTGAAGTAGGACAAATGGTTACTCAATTAATACCAGGCGCAGGTGATTTTAAAGGTGCATTACAAAAGGTAACTGGCCGTGCATTTAATAATAATTTAGAAATGGTATTTAAAGATGTACCTATGAGAGAATTTCAATACAATTTTGAATTTGCACCACGTAATAGAAAAGAATTAGATAGTGCTAGAAAAATTATACACTTATTAAAATTTCATATGCACCCCGAATTAGGTAAAACAAATGATTTTATAGTGCCATCACAATTTCAATTAACTTTTATGTACCTTGATAAACAAAATATGTACATACCAAAAATTAGCAAATGCGTATTAACAAAAATGGATTTACAACACGGCGATGAAAGCGTATTTTCAACTTTTGCTGGCGATGAATTAGGTGCAGCTCCTGTATATACGAAGATGTCATTAAATTTTGCTGAAACAGAAATTATGACCAAAAAAACTATTGCTGAAGGATTTTAATGTACTTTTCATATTTTCCAAAAGGCACTTATGATTTAAAAGGTGACGGTAACGATAAATTAGTTACCGATTTAATGGTACGTGTTAAAGTAAGATCAAAAGTTTTAGATGAAGCGAGTCTATATGATTTATACGATATACCAGAAGGCGATACGCCAGAAATAACTTCATTAAAACATTTTGGCAGCACAATGTATCATTGGGTAATACTGATGACAAATAATATTACAGACCGATATTATGGTTGGCCATTAACAACATACGAATTTGAAAACTATTTAAATGACAAGTACACAAATCCAGATGGTGTACATCATTATGAAATTACACAATCAAGTGGTAAAACAACAGGTGAAGGACCAAGTGATTACGACCATAAAATTATTGTAAACAGTACAACGCCTGGCGCCACTGCTGTATCAAATAGACAATACGAAGAAAGATTACAAGACCAAAAAAGACAAATCAAATTATTAAATGCTGCCTATCTACCTTTATTATTAGAAGAATTTGAAAACTTAATGAGTCAATAATGAGTAATTTATATAATACACTTGATGCAAGTGTTTTAAAAAAACCTGGTCAATACAATTTAACAGACGTTGTTTTGGTTTCATACCGTTCGGCAAATGGTGATAACGTGCCAGATAAAATTGGTATTGATACTATGATAGGTGATTTAAATATATTTGAAAGCATTTACAATAAAACATTATCAGGCAATCTATTAATTGTTGATTCACAAAACATAGTAGGCAAATTACCACTTACAGGAAATGAAAGATTAGAATTTAAATTATATACACCATCAAGTCCTTTTGGATATGATTTTTCAGAAAAATCAGGCAATCCAATGTACATATACAAAATACAAAACAGAACTGGTGTAAATCCTAGATCACAAGCATATCTTATACATTTTTGCAGTAAAGAAATGTTAGAGAACGAACTAAAGGTGGTATCAAATGCTCAATTAAACACCTATTCAAATATGGTGGCCGATATTACTAAAAACACCGATTTTCTGGCATCTAAAAAGAACTTCTTTTATGAACCATCATTAGGTTTACATAAACACGTTTTTAGTAGATTAAGACCTTTTGATTGTATTGATCAAATTTCTTTAGTATCACGCAGTTTAAAATTTCATAACGCAGGTTACTATTTTTACGAAACAAGTAGAGGTTTTAATTACCGTTCATTAGAAAGTATGTTAGCCGTTGAATCAAATACGGCAAGACCTGTTGTTGCAAGATTTAGACCTAAACCTGCCAATATATCAGATGCCAAAGGTGAAAAAGATATACGAAACGAAATGCAAATTGTAATGAGTTATGCAATTATGGACCAATTTGATACACTTAAAAATTTAAGAAACGGTGTCTATGCCAGCAAATTGATTACACACGACCAATTATATAAAACATACGAAGAAACGAATTTCAATTATGAAAACGAATATCCAAATAGCTTTCACACTGAAACAAATAAAGACGGCACCAGAGAAAGTGACAAAGGCATATTACCAAAGTATTTAAGAGAAGGCAAAACACTTTCAGAATTTCCTGATTCTACATTATATCTTTGGCCATATACGTCAGCAACACACTACACACCAGAAGGAAATGTAGTAGATTTACCACCAGTCAAAGACATACTTCAAAAACGATTGTCGCAAAGACTTGCCTTTCAATCTTTTAAATTACAAATCACAGTAAACGGATTTACAGGTATACAAGCAGGCGATTTAATTACCTTTGAGATGCCATCATACGAACCAAAAACAGGTAATGAACCATCAGATAATGACCGCTATATGTCAGGACGCTATCTGGTGACATCCGTAAGACACCAAATTAATATCGGTATGAAGAAACACGTAATGGTATTAGAGTGTATGAAAGACAGCGTCCGAATACCATATCCTGAAGAAGTAAACGATACCTTTATTGAAAGAGAAAAAAACAACGAAGGAATTATAGATATATACGAATTTGATAATATACTGATAGAAGGACTGAGCAAATTCTTTAAATAACTATGAAAAAAACTCCGAGACCGCCGCTCCGAGCGCTTTGTATAGACAATAGACCAATGGCCAGCACACAGGCAACCGAGTGTATAACTCACCATAAATATAGAAAAGAACTGGAGAATCTATGAATATAAGTGAACTTAATTTTATCTATATCAAAGAAGCATTGAGAAATTTAAAGAACAGAATATTCTCAATAAAATTGTGTAAATGTGGTAAAAGAAAGAGATAATCGTAGGCGACCAAGAGCATACTATGAGATGGACTGAACGAATAAAATACCTGATAGATAAAGTCGTGCTAGCGCACGCCTGTACCAGTGAGATATGGTTATACTACGGATTACTTGTCTTTGTGGTGTTTGTTAAGGTGGCCAGTTAATGTGCGTAGAACTGGAGAAATAAGCGGAAATGATGTATGTTGTTGTGTTATTATCAGACGAGCTAACGAAAGGCCATTATGA